ATTCTGCCGCGTCTATAGTCGGCTCAAATCTATTCATTTTCGGATTTTAAGTGCAATGTTTATGACTGGTGCTAATCTACCGTGGGTCCTAATCCCAGTGGGAGTGTGGCGGAATTGGTAGACGCACCAGACTTAAAAACCACATAGTCTTTTAATCCACTAATGTATAGACAGTAATACCTCAAGGTTAAAAGCCTTGGGGTATCTTTATTTATAGCAATATCCACTTACGTATAGATTAAAACGTCCAATCTACCGCGCTATTTTTATGCCTACACCTGCTCAAATTGATGAGCAACTTAACCATGAACGTGATGCAATTGCTCAAGGATTAAAGAAACTTAGAGAGAGTACAAAACGATTAGAAGAGAAAGAATATGCATCAGCTTCTGTATATGGAATAGTTTCTATAGACCAACTTTTACCTATAGTTGTAGATCGAATAAAACAAACCAATCAACGTATTCATAAAGGAGATATTGGTGTTTCTTTTAAAGAGATCAAACATTACTTATCGGACGTTGAACCTTTAGCCGCTGCTGCGATAGCTTGCAAGATCACTATAGATAAAGTCTTTTCCTTTAAAGAAGAAAGCGATCAGATAACAAATGTATGTGATGCCATAGGTAAAGGAGTAGAGCAAGAGTGCCAAATGAGGTACTACGAGAAGGCAGCTCCAGGTTTATTAAAGGTACTGAAAGATAATTATTGGCATCGTGCTACTGGTACTGCTTACAAGATTAAAAAGATTCAAACCATATGGAATCGCTGTGATGTTGAAGAGTGGAAACCTTGGGGTCGCTCAAATAGAGTCAAACTAGGAGGCTGGTTGTTAGACTGTATTCTCCAAACTAGTGGTTGGTTTGAGAAGAAAATATCAATTAAACACGGTAAAAAAAATAACTACATAGTACCAACTGAATCGTTTGAAGCCATAAAAAATAAGGTCATGCACGACGCGGAGTTGTTCTGTCCTCTTGCGTGGCCAATGCTTATCGAGCCAAATGATTGGTCAACGGAAAAGCCAGGTGGCTACTTACTTAATGAGGTGATGAAGGGTCACGATATGGTTAGGCGTGGAGGTGCGTCATGTATACAGGGAGAAAAACCTATTGCTTTCTTAAACAAGATTCAAAAGGTTGCTTACACCCTGAACCCGTTCACCGTAGAAGTATCAGAAATACTTGAGAGACAAGGTATACCAGTTGGAAAGTTTAGACCTATTGTTCAACATCCTCACCCACCTAAGCCAGTTGATATAGCTGAGAACTATGAAGCTAGGAAGAGGTATAGAAGGGAGTTTGCAAGAGCAGAGGATGAACAGAAGCAAGAACCTAAACGTAACTGTCGTACAAGGATGACGATGGAAACAGTAGAACGCTTTAAGGATAAAGATAAGTTCTATATTCCATGGTCTTTTGATTATCGAGGAAGGATCTACCCTATACCTGCCTTCCTTACTCCTCAAGATACTGACTGGGGTAAATCACTCTTAAGATTCCATGAAGAATCTTTTATGGATGAGGAAGCTGAGAGATGGTTAAGGTTTCAAGTAGCTACAACTTATGGTTTAGATAAAGAAACTCTTGATGATCGTCTCAGCTGGACATATCAAAATGAATGGTTAATCGAAAGAGTTGCTACTGATCCAATAGGTAATCTCCCTGATTGGGAGGGAGCTGAGGAACCTTGGCAATTCTTAGCTGCATGTGATGAGTTCTACCACTGTGTAATTAAAAGAGATCGGATAAGTACTGGTCTGCCGGTGGCTATAGACGCTACATGTAGTGGTCTTCAGATACTTGCAGGTCTCGCTAAAGATAAATCAACAGCTGAACTTGTTAATGTAATACCTACAGATAAGCCTAGTGATGCTTATAAATCAATAGCTGAAGAATCTAAATCAAATATACCTCAAGATATAGTTCCTCACTGGGATCGTAAATGTACAAAGCGTACAGTAATGACGATACCCTATAATGCAAAACCCTTCTCGAATAGATCGTACATTAGAGAAGCCTTAAAGGAGAAGGGTATAGAGATTGATAAAGATTCACTAACAACTGTTGTCCAAGCTGTCAGAGATTCGATGCACACTATTGTGCCTGGACCTATGGCAGTAATGAAATGGATAGAAGACCAAGTTAAAGAAGCTTTAAAAAATAATCAAACAGAATTTGAATGGGAAACACCATCAGGTTTTGTTGTTAGGCAGAAGCTATATAAAGCTGAGATGGAACGTATCACCTTACAAGTATTAGGTAGATGCAATATGAGAGTTGCAGTTGGAGATAGCAACACAGTTGATAAAGCAAGACATAAAGCTGCTACAGCTCCGAACCTCATACATTCATTAGATGCTTCACTGTTATGTCTAGCAGGTTTAGATTTTAATCATCCTATAGCTCTTATCCACGATAGTGTCTTATGTAGAGCTACAGATATGGGTGAGCTATCCAGAATTGTCAGAGAAACTTACATGCACCTGTTCGCAGAGCATGACTACTTAACAGACTTTGCTCGTCAGATAGGAGCACAGACTGAACCACCGATTATTGGCGACCTACAACCAGAGTCAGTAATTGAATCCACTTACTTTTTTTGTTAATGAGAAACATCCACGTCACACCTGAACCCGTAGTATTAGAGGGCTATCAGGCTGTAATGAAGCCGAGTCAGTTTGGCTACAGTCTTAAAGCTGTAGTTGGACAAGACATGATTGATAAGTTAGAGGAAGAGAGAGTTGAGTGTCTTAAGTGGGCTGAGTCAAAACTCAAGAACCCTAAGAGAGCCAGCTTAAAGATTGAACCTTGGGAGGAAGTATCCGATGGAAAATACATCATCAAGTTCTCATGGTCAGAAGACAAACGTCCACCAGTGGTCGATACAGAAGGTACTCCTATTACTGACCCTAATACTCCTGTCTATGCAGGATCTACTGTCAAGCTAGGCTTTATACAGAAGCCTTACCTACTAAGAGATGGTGTTACCTATGGTACGTCTCTAAAGCTCTCTGGAGTGCAGGTAATCACTTGTCAGGGAGGTGCTGGTATAGATACTGGAGACCTAGATGAGACAGGTGTAGCTGAGCTATTTGGTAAGACTAGTGGATATAAAACCAGTGAACCAAATGTAGAAGCAGTAGGTACACCATCTTCAGTAGAAGATGACTTCTAACTAATTCTTTCCTTTACAGATGTTAGAAATATATCTATATCCTTTTGACTTAGAAGTTTTAAATCTAATACTTTACATATCTGAGCAAATCTAAGTAACTCCATATGGTGTTGCTTAAGTAATCCGTAGAAATAAGTACGTCCTATACCTAGTTCCTTAACGAACTTACTAGCGTTTCTCTTTTTTACGGCTGCTTTGATTTGGTCTTTATCATCCTCAGTTAATACAACTGTTGGAGCATTACCACCAAAGTCATAAAGGATACGATTCATAATGTCTGTCTAGACTACACATACACTATAACATGTTCAAGTCACAACTTGAAGAGAAGGTATCTGATCTTCTATGTGAGTTAGGAATTGATTATGAGTATGAACCAACTAAGGTTCCATACCAGATCATGCACAATTATTCGCCTGACTTCTTGTTACCCAATGGTGTCTACCTAGAAACCAAGGGTTACTTTGACGCAGCGGATAGAAGGAAGATGAAAGCTGTTAAGCAACAGAACCCAGACTTAGATATAAGAATGGTCTTTCAAGCACCATTCAATACTATCTCTAAGAAATCTAAAACTACTTACGCCAAGTGGTGCGAGAAATTAGAAATTCCTTGGACCAGTTGGCACAACATACCAATGGAATGGCTGATTTAATTTATGACCATCCACTATTCCATGATGAAGGTTGCTCATGTGATCACTGTAAAGAAACTAGAGCAGCTCAAGAAAGGTATAGACCACGTTTGATAGCACTACTAAAGACAATCAAACCAACTGTCAATGATGCTAGAAAATATTGGAATTAAACGAAAGCGAATTTGTTAGGCATACAGCATGTGAGAACTGTGGATCATCCGACGCTAAAAGCGAGTACTCGGATGGTCACTCTTTTTGTTTTGTATGTCACACCCGTACTCCTGGGAATGGAGAAAAT